GAGCAATAGTTTCTTGATTACGAATAGCCAGTTTTTTAATCCCGACCAAGCCATCATTTTCTCTGCTACCGTTGCGGGTAAGTCTACGATATGGTACAATCTCTAAGATTCCAAAACCATATTCCATGTAAGGAAGGATACTATTAATAGTTGACTCAAAGCTATCATCCATATCTAACAACATGGAATTGATTATCTTAGCTCTGTCTTTTGTCTTTTTTGAAGCATCTTCTGAAGCTTCTACGCACCACTTTTTCCTGTTAATCATGAAGCCATAGACGTTCATAGCTGCACCCACTGTAGGGTTAGTACGAATTTCATTGACAACTGGAATTAAATGAGGTAATCTGAATAACTTGTTAGCTTCTTGGAGAATTTGCCCATTAGACACCTTCAAACCAGATACACCAACTTGTTTTACTGATAATCTAGGTAGAGTAACCCCATCATCAGCTTGTTTTGAAGCTTCACTCACGCCCTTGGCGTTTTTAGCTCTTGGCATAAGTTACTCCTATGTGTATAATTATTTCTTGACATTATAACACAAATATGAAATAATGTCAAGAGTTATTTATTCTATATTGTTGGTATAGGCGAATGTTGATACATCATATTAACTTTAAAATTAGGTAGCGCCTTGGTTTTCATACAGAAATTAGCTGCATCTGAAGTAGCATCAACAGGGTCATCCCAATCCTTTCTTTGTCCAGAAAATGCTTCAAGGCAGTCTATGTACCAAGTGTTCCAGTTTTCATCCATTCCAGATGAATCTAGCATTGACACATTTCCAGATTCGCAAAGGGAAGAAAAAGGAGAAAACCTAGCGACTTTTCCCGAATGTCCACTAACAACACTAGACTTAGTAGTTATACCGTTTTCAGCTAAAACTTTTCTGTAGTACTGGTGCGCTACTGCACCTCCTGCTCCACCATCTTTAGGTAGTACGAGATTTACATTGTCACCATCTTCTAGAGCCACCTCAATAATGTGTTTCAACACACCATCAGGTCTTTGCTGTATCCTTTTTGCATCTAAGATGTAATAGTGTCCAGTAGTCTTACCTTTACCAATCTTAACTGAAGCTGTCCAATCTGGACGTGGATTTGCTTCACTAGGGACAGTTGCAGCGAGGTCATAACCTCTTGTAATATTTATAAGTTCTTCTGGTATTTCCTTAATAATAGGAACCCATGAACTCCTCCATAACGAAGAAGCTTCTTCAACAGCATGCCATGAACCCAGATACAAGCGTTCACGCTCTGTCCTTTTGAGATTCTCAAGACGATGAACATAATTAGGGTTCAAAATCTTCATTATAGGATTGTCTTTTACTGTAGCACTAATATAAGTGTAAGTTTGTGGCTGAATGCCTACCCCATACTCCTCTATTAACTCTTCTTTAGTGTCTGCAGTGACGGTGGCTCCGCCCCATTGTGCGTACCATCTCTCTTTTCCTGATAACTCTGGAATAGGAATACCTGTAGTTAAATCCAGATATGGACGCACAAACTGGTATAGATAACTAGCTCTTGATGGGTTGGCTGTACAGATTAATTGATGTGGAGCTTTAGCCTTTGACCTAATACGTGATTCTAAGTATTTAATTTGTACTTCACTATGCCACTGAGCCTCATCGAAAACGACCAGACTAAATTGTCCACCGTCAAAGTTGTTGATATCCCTGTCAGCCTGACAAACTTTAAACTGTACTTGAGCGCCAGATGGGAATGTTGCAGTCATTTGTGGGTGAGTCTTAAATTTAGCTCCGTATGATTTCCACATATCTTGAGCTTCCATAAACAACCCACCACTCTGAGACAATTGCGTTGAAGTTTGTCGAATAAATACAGCCCTAAAATAAGGGTCTTTTATGTACTTCAAAACTAACATCAAAGCTTGGTGAGACTTACCTGACCCCGCCCCGCCACCAAAAATTACAAATTGTGATTTACAATTTAGAAACTTTCTATGTGCCTCCGAAGCAGGGGATAGTACTGTTCTTTTTTTATTACTCAATTATTTCCTCCGTCATTGATCTTATATAAGGAAGTATCTTATTCACATCAACGTCAAAGAAGCTTTCTGTATAACCATCAAACTTTTGTTTAGGTTGAAGGTATTCTTTTCTAAGTTTGTTAAGTAGCTCTGTTTCTAAGTCATTGATTAGATACCCATTCTCACTTTTGAATAAATGTATCCTTTTAAAATCCTTACCATATGATTTACTAATATTTCTTAATCTTGAATCTGGTGATTTATTAGTAATACCTATCTTATATAAATTATCACACTGTAGTATGTAAAGAAATCCAGATGAACTCGTTAAAAATCCAGTTTGCTTGTCTCGGCACTCTGGGCAACCACTGGATAACCAGTGAGCGTCAGGAATTACTATAAAATCTCCGTGTTCTTTGCAGGTTACTGTAACTTTTGTCTTAGCATTCTTGTAATCTACCTTAGAATAGTCATAAATATCACCATGTACTTTCCTTGATTTCTCTAAGAAGTGTGAAAATGTTGCTTTTCTATTTGTAGCAAGCATCTCATCTCTGCACTTTATGCAACCTTGACCTATTAAGTGACTGTAGGCAACTTGCGAAAATATTCCATGAACTCTACAAATAATATCTACTTTACTTCTAGCAGTTATATAGCTTACGTGAGAATAATCATATCTGTCCCCATGGACTAGTTTAGAGCGTGTTATAAATTCTTCTGCAGTTTGTGTCTGCTTCTTAGTAGATATTTCTAACGAGCAATGGCGACAACCTATATTCCTGAGATGGCTATCAGGTGTTTGAGAAACAATACCGTGGATAGGGCAAATTATATCAACGTTTGTCTTTGCGTTCTCATATTTTACAAGTGAATAATCATACTTATTCCCGAACTTCTTTTTCGCCCTATCTAAGAAGTGGTTGATTCTTTCTTTTACACCCATTTTCGCTCCCTACAAGCAGTTAATAAATTACATTATATCGAAAGCACTCAAGATTCTGTAGGGTTCCTCTCAAATGCCTCGATATAAAATAACTTAATGACAGAAGCCACACTACCTGCTAAGCTGTCGTGATAGCCAAAGTGCTACCCTCTCCACAACTAGGATGTAAAACTCAAACAGAACAGCCCTACAACACCGAGGAGAAACTGTGAAGGAGGAGCACAGAAATGAAGCAGTGGAGGGCTGTTGTGTTTAAGCTTTACTTGGAGCATTCTAAGGGAATCGAACCCTTATCACCAGCTTGGAAGACTGTAATTCTACCATTAAACTAAGAATGCTTTGGTGCTGAATGCATGACTCGAACACGCGACCCTCTGATTACAAATCAGACGCTCTACCAACTGAGCTAATCCAGCAAGGAATTTGGTGGGTGTTCTTGGAGTCGAACCAAGAATGTTTACCCAGAGGGAACGGATTTACAGTCCGTTGATGCACACGCCATAGCATCAAAACACCCATAAGAGGATTTTTATTTAATGTCAGAATATCCCTGAAACTGACATATGATGGCTGCAACCAATCATTCTTGGATGCGGATGATGGAGTCGAACCATACTAAGAGCTTATGAGACTCTTCTGCTACCATTACATTACACCACACTGAAACTGGCAAGTCGGGATGGACTCGAACCACCAACACGAGGATTTGGAATCCACTGCTCTACCATTGGAGCTACCGACCTATTATATACAACTAATATGGACACGGAGGAGAGAATCGAACTCTCGAAACCAGTTTTGCAGACTGTTACATTACCACTCTGTTACTCCATGAATTACTCTACAGAAATATTCTCAAAATCTAAGATAGGTGAATCGTCATCATCGTCATCATTATCATCTGTTAAGAATGTCCCATTGTTTGCTAAAGCTAAAAGCTGATCTTTGTGCTTTAGATAAAATTCTTTTGTTCTATGTTTCTCATCAGTCTCTTGTTTCAAGACTTCAGTGTAGTGCCTGAGAAGTGTGGTGGCAATACTTGCCTTTAGTTTCTCATCTTTAGTCGAATTCATTGTAGCTACAAGCGTATCAATAGAGGTTTTAGTGTGCTTGTTTAAAGCTCTCTTTAATACTGTAATTGGATTCTTCTTTGACACGACACCAGTTTTAATAGCGTCAACTACTTCATTTGTCATAATAAACCTCCTTATGTACGTAAGTATATCGTAACATTTACTCATTGTCAATACCTTTTTCAAAATTATTTTAAATATTTATTGTAATTAATATCTTGCTTTTATTAATTAGTCATGTTATGCTTTTTGAGTGACAATTTAACTAATTAACTATTTGTTGTATTATTATTAAGGACTTTATGCAAACATTACATATTATGGAGAGTAGCTTAGGTGCATACTCCACAGCTTTACAAAAAGCTTTTGAAGACGGTTTTAAAGTATCTGAAGACCCAAAACATTACCCTTGGCTTGATTTGCAGTTCAATGCAATCTTAGAAAAAGGAGTTGCTGAAAAGCAAGAGAAAGTAGCTCAACCTAGAGGTCGCCCTGCTAAGAGTTAATCATGAAGAAAGTAAATTATAATGTAAAGCTTGAAAGTGAGCTTTATGATGAAGTGGAAATGACTTCTGAAGGGCTTATAATTGAATGGTATGACGACCAAGATAATAGGAAGCTCAAGATTGAGTGTAAACGTAAACTGAGAGGAGATGAAGACTATGACGACTAATTTTGGTCAGCAAAAGAGTAACTATAATGAAATTACTGGTGCAACTATTATTACTAGTACCAAAAATCAAGATATCTTTGAAGAGAACTTCCAAAAGATGCTGGATGGTAGGGCTTTAGTAGAAGCTGCAGCAAAACAGCAAGTAACACTATTCCCTATCACAATTAAAATTCCATCAGCATTACACAAAGAACTAGAAGTGTTGGCTGCTGAGGATGGTAAGAAAGTTGAAGAAATTGCAACACAATTATTCCTAGAGAATTTATATTTTAAAGTAGTTTAATAACTCTGTGCAGCAAGCAGTGTTAGTTTTAATTTTAATGTAGGAGATATTCCAACATGGCAAAACGTATTACAAAGAAAACTTCTGAAAAACCTCCTGTAAAAGAGAAATTCATTCCTGTTGAAACAATTGAGAATCAAGTAATTCCTAAATTTACTCCTGCAAATGATAACCAAAAGAAAGCTGTGGCAATGCTTCGAGCTGGCAAATCAGTAGTAGTGTTACGA